AAAGGATGGCTAACAATGAATATGAATTGGGAAAACGACGGAGAAGACGAAGTACTCTTGGGAGAAGATTGTGAAGATGAAAGAAAAAAATAAAATTATGGGAGAAGATATAAAACAAATGCAATTTTCTATATTCACTCAGGACGGCAAGAAAATTGCCGACTGCACGCCAATTTCCAACTGCTTGACTCCTTTCGCAGAATTGCCAAAGAAACCTTTTGATAAATTTGGCAAGTTTCCTGAGAAGACGGTATTTAGTACTCATGGCGATTTCAGTTGTGAATTTGAGATAAAGCTGACAGAAAATAACAAGGAAGAAATAAAGACCATACAAGAACTTCTTTCAAAGGATGTGGAAAGGCAGTTGAGCGAGTTCTATGCCAAGGTAGAGAAGATTGCCGAGAACATCATGCGAAACTATGTCACGCCTCCAATCAAGGGGGAGATAACAAAAGGCAAGATTCGCTGGCGTGGTTTGCAAATGGTGTGGCAAAAGACAGATACGTATGATGCTTTTGTCGGCATTCGACAACGCGATTGGCTTATATTCCCAGACGGAAAGAAGATTCATTGGGATTCACTTGTAAACATTGATGATGACAGACCACAATAAAACAAAACAAACTTATAATTAAACCAAATTACTATGAAGAAACTATTACTACTCGCGGCACTTATTGCCTTAACATCTTGCGGAAAAACTTTCGTGGAACATGTCGGTGTCGTTGAAGGCATCCGCAGTCCAGGGCTATACGGCTGCAAGTACACTGTTACCATCTGGGACGGTTACGACTACTACACAGAATACACGAACACACTGGTTCAACCAAACGACACCATCCGTTTTTACAGAAAAAGATAACAACTATGATACTGACATTACTCATACTCTACGTAGTTCCTGCGCTCATCGTGCTTTACTACGATATTCGTGAATTGATATGGCTAAAGAAACGTCACATGAGCATTTCATCAAACTTCAAATCAATGCCATATAGAGTCCTAATACCAATCTTCAATCTACTTCTGGCATTCTTCTTTGTTGCCTATGACATCAAACTGTTTATTGAAAAACGGAAAAAAGCCAAATAGTATATGGATAAGGAATTGAAAGAGAAACTGAAAAAAAGCGGTAGCAACCTTTACGACAAGGAATGGATTGAAAAGGTTGCAGATGAAGGATTCGATGACTTCATCAGGATATTCAACGAATCCCTGCAAGGAAGTGAAAAGAAGCTCCACCTTACAAGAGAATGCGACTTCCGCTTTGGACTTCTATATTATGGCGCGTTCGAACACGCAATAAACATGATTCTTCATCAAGTGCTGGATGACACCACTACTGATATAGAATTTCTCCTGGGAGAACTTAACAAAGTAACTGCAACTATCAAAAAGAAGAAGGACTGACATGGGATTCCCGATGAATAGAGAAGCCTACCAGAAATTGGTCGATGAAGACATTGAATGGCTTGACAAGATGATGAAAGAACATGCTCCGAACTCCCTTGAAGGGAATCATATAAGAGAGATTGTCAGATGCTCTGTTGAGAGAATCTACGGCAAGAAGGAACAATAACAAGCAACATACGAACATGAGACAAAAGACAGAAAAACAGAAAGAGGTGACGCGGCTTTACAACGAGGTTGTAAGAGTTTCAATGACAGATTTTACAGTCAAGCGCAATGCCAACGTCAATAACAATGTGAAGGTATATCTTTGCACGATAAACGGTGAAAGGTACATTCCGCTATGCACTACAACCGACTTTTCTTACTTCTTCAGAAGACTACTCGAAAAGGAAGAGATACCGGCTTCAGACTTCATCCACGTCTTTCACAAGACAAGAGTCATTACTCTGATAAAGGCATCCACTGTCGTAAAGTTCCGTGATGACTTCATTGGGCAGCTCAAAGATGCTTATTACATTGACCTGTCGGAGAAGATATACCTACTGCTGACAGACGAGAAACTTTCCGTATGCGAGAACACAATTTCCGAAGAAGCTATCAAAAAATCCGAAGAAGCCTACGCAAAAAGGAACAAGCTTATTCGCGAGATTTCAAAGAAAAGACATGCTGAGAAAGCACAGGCAGAGAAAGAAAAAAACGAAACCACCTCCGAAGAAGAGACTCTTAAACAATTAGTCATGAAGATTGAAGCGATGGGATGGGAAGTGTCACTCAGATTGAAACAACATAACAATAACCTTAATTTATAAAAACAATGAACAGAGAAGAAGTAAAAAAGAGAGTAATCGAGTTAGTCATGGATAAGGCTATTCATGAAGACGAACCAATCACAGAAGAATCAAACCTCAAGGACTTAGGTCTTGATTCACTTGATTGCATTGAGCTTTCAATACAACTCGAAAGTGAATTTGAAGTCGTTATCCCCGAAGAGGAATCGGAAAAGATGAAGACGGTTGCTGATGCCATCAACATCGTAATGAATCACAAGTAACCAGCTTATGAAAGACAAAGATGTAATCAGACTCCCGGAAGGAGCTGCATTGGAATACGCCAAGCATAGCTTCAGCGCATACAGGCGATGCACAAACGGCTGTTCCTATTGCTACCTGAATCGCGGACTTTTGAAAAAGTCATTCGGCTCCGGAAAGCCGGAACTTCGCACATGCTTCAAGACGGAAGAAGATGTTGTTATGAGGTTTGAGGAAGAGCTGAAGAAAAAGAAAGACATGCTTATCGAAGACGGTGGCATCTTCTTCTCATTCGTCACAGATCCATGCCTTAATGAAACGATAGGACTCACCAGACGTTGCGCTATCATGGCCATGGAGAACGATGTTCCTGTCACCATTCTTACAAAGATGGCAGACTGGTCTTACTTTTCGTCTTCATTTGACATGCTTGAACTTGGAGTGAGCAAGAAGCTTCTCTGTGTCGGATTCACTCTCACAGGTCACGACGAAATGGAGCCAAACGCCAACAGTAACGATGCAAGAATATGGGCAATGCAAAACTTGCACGACATGGGCGTGAAGACTTTCGCAAGCATTGAGCCAATCATCGACTTTGAAAGTTCTCTCTTGATGATTGAGAAGACTTTCAATTTCTGCGACCTCTACAAGATAGGCTTGCGTTCTGGAGTGAAACGTGACTACTACGACAACGACAAACTTGCATTCTTCATCGGACAGGTGGAAGGTATTCTTATGCACAGCAAACTGAACACGAAAGTTTATTGGAAGCAGTCCGTCCGGCAAAGAATCACATTCCCTGACTCTTCCTTCTGGACTGAAAGGTTCGGAGTAGATGCAGATTATAACATTTTCAAGCAATGACAGACCTACAAAAAGAAATGATTTTTGCCATTTCACACATCTTGCGTGAATTTGGATTTCACAAAGAATCTACTCACTATTTTGTCAAACCAAAAGGCGAGAAGGCAACTTTGTTGAGAATGAACCTTTCGAATCATTGGAATAAAAAACATTATGATTGGAATGGCTATGATCGTTACACTCCAGAAATGGGACTTGCAACGGATTTTTATGGGTCTATATGTATTCCTTTGTGCTCTGAATTTGAAAAGTCTGGATATATTTGCACAGTCCCAAACGACGAACAAATAAAGTCTTTTGCAGAAAGGAAAGGATTTGAAATTAGGACAGAAAATTTGTCTGAAATACTCACAGACTTGATTGCTGCTTATAGAGGAAAGATGAATGAAAGTAAAGCTTTTGAGAAATACATCAAACTAATAGAAACAAACACATAAAATTTTACAAGTATGAAAGAAATTAAGATTACCGTGCCTGACAACCAGGCTGAACTTTTTGCAGAGAAACTTTCTGCATTAGTAAGTGAGTGCAACGGCAAAGTTTCTTGTGGTTCTGACACAACAGAGAACAATCTGTTCGACACAAGAATCCCAATCTGGGAGAGAATCAAAACTATTGAAGATGCCATCGCCTACACAGGCATGACACTCCCGGTAAACATTGACGAAATGCCGCTTGACATTCAAGCATTCTTGAAGCTCCGAATCATCTGTGCCGCCTACAACGAATTGAAGGAAGACGAACTTGACAAGTTTCCGAAATTCACAACCGACGAATACCGCTACTATCCTTGGTTCTGTCTCTACACACAAGCAGAGATTGACAAAATGGATGAAGATGAGAGAAGCCGTGTGCTCGGTCGCTCGAACTACAACGCGGGCGCGAGCGCGGGGGTCGCCTATGCGGGCACGGATTACGCTTCGTCGAGCTCGCGCTCGCACGTCGGCGGTCGCCTCTGCTTCAAAAATGAAGAGTTGGCTACGGAGTGCGGAGCGCGTTTCGTCAAACTTTGGGCGCAATTCTTCTGTTTTATAACAGAGCAATAATTAAAGAATCCTCAATGAAAACGATACACAAGCAAAGTCTTAAAATCAAAGACACGCAGGAGATTGAACTTCCCCATAATTCAAATATCCTTCACATAGGCATACAAGGCAACAGCGTTTGCATTTGGTATGAGTGTGACACGGAGCAGCCAAAGGAGAAAGTAAAAATCTACTGCTACGGCACTGGTCACGAAATTCCACAAGGAAGGACGCAGAAGTACATCGGAACAGTAATTGTCTTTAATGGTAGCGGAGTGTTCCATTTCTATCAAGACATTCCACAGGAACAATAAAGCTATATGTATAGAAGAAGACTTGACAAACATCCACCAAACGTCTGCCCTAAGTGTTGGAAGACAATGAAAAAAGTCCAGGACAGCGGACTTTGGTGGTTTCGCTGCCCTGACTGCAACCATTGGTGTATGATTACTGATGAGACGCAGACACAGGAGCAATCCGTATCGCAATCTCAGTGATTTTCTGCGAAAATAAGAATCCGCTGGCGGTCAACAACTTACACCGTCAGCGGATTTACTATGCAAATAAGATTCATTTGAAGAGATTGACAGTTACACCAACGCCCACAAAAGGCTCAAACGTCTTCGACTGGAATCCATAGCCATAACCGGCAATAATACCGATGTTCCAACGTCTGAATACCTTCTCTTTCACAACCCTCTCTTCTATCCTCGTAGTCGTAACAAATCTCTGTCTTACGAAGATGCTGTCAAGGCTTGGCTTGTAACCGCTAACGTAGGCAGTATATGTACTGTCAGAATAGACTTTCTGCGTCAGCTCTATCTCCACGCTATCCTGCACGTCCTGCACGTCATCGGCAAGCAGAACAGAATCCGTCTGATTCTCCATGGCCGCAGGCTTTGGTTTCTTCACAGGAATCTTGACCGTACCGACACTTGTTTCTTCCTTTGCAGTAGGCATCGTGTCCTTCTTCTCTACGTACTGCACTACGACCTTCTCCTTGACGATTGTCGGCTGCTCCTTATAGTCGCGGTACTGCTTGTAGTTCCAGAACAAGGACAAGCCAAGTGCAATCATCAGCACAAAGATGGATATAAGCTTCTTGTCTTTCATAGTCAATCGGATTACAATTTAGCATATTCCTTCTTTGCGTCGAAGCATGGGCAAGACTTAATCCATTCGTGAGGTTCAATGATGCCATTATTGTTTTTGTCTGGCGAGAAATCCCTGTGTCCGCTTATCTTTGCCTTTGGATATAACTCTTTCAGCTTGATTAGCAGGTTTCTCAGAGCGTTCTTCTGAAGCTCATTCCTTGTGTCCTTCGGCTTTCCGTCTTTGTCAAGCCCACCAACGTACACCACGCCTATGCTGTGGGAGTTGTAGCCGCTCACATGAGCACCAATTTTGTCAATGTCTCTGCCTGGTTCTATCGTACCATCAAGGAGAACGACATAATGATAGCCAATATCAGACCAGCCTCTTCCACCCTTGCTCTCTGGTTTCATGTGTAAAGCACGAATTTGGTCAACCGTCATTTTGACATTTTCCTTGCTTGCCGTGCAATGAACAACGATGTCCGTAATGGTTCGCTTCGACATCTTTAATCCGAGCGAATCCTTTGCAACATCAGGAAACATTTTTGCAAGCGTTGCCGCCCCAACAATTCCGTCGGCAGTAAGTCCATTCTCTTTCTGCCATGCGGTAACTGCCTCCCTCGTCAGTTGACCATATATTCCATCTGGAATAAGATGTAAAACTCTCTGTATCTTGGCCACCATTTCTGACTTTGGCGACCCGATTTTGTAAATAGCTGCCATATTACTTCTTACCTTTAATGTTCCATTTTTCGTGTTCCTTCTCTCTCAGTTTCTTTATCCGGCTTTCCTTTATCAAATCGTCTGCCTCTTCCTCACTCGGATGCAATGGCGACCTCATGAAGATGAACTTGATGATGCTACGAGTTGAAATGTCTATGCCGTGAGGCTTCAAGATGTTGCTCACAATGCTACCACCTTCTATGCCTATGACAAGCATACAAGCCCACTTCGCGAAGGTTGTGCCACCTTCTGAAGCTGCATCTATCAGACAGACCATAATGACCCATGCAAAGTACGTCACCATCTTTCCCATTGTCTCGCGAAACGCGGTTGATGGTGATACCTCAACCCCAAGCTTCACGGACTTCCGTATGCCGGAAATAAGGTCTGTGATGATGACAGCGAACATTACGATGAGCCAGGGAATCATGATTCCGATGCTGTCCTGTATGAACCCTACGGCTATTGGCGTGAACAAGCCAGATGTTGTTTGTGTTACAGTGTTGTCAAGTTTCATTTTTGTTTTGCTTTGTTAGATTAGACAATAGATGAAGATACTCAGCATACATGCCACTTCTGCCCAGAAGTAGTTTCTGCTGACATCTTTCGCAAACAGAGTGTAGCCGATATACAGAAACCACACCAACAGGCACAGAGGTTGGTTCAGTCCAACCAACACCTGTGATGCGATTCCGCATACGGCAGCGCATACATAATGGAAGGTGTTCTTCTCCTTTACAACCAGTGGAGCTGCACCCAAACCAAGTAAACCGCCTGTCATGAAAAAGGCGAGTACCTGCGTATATTCGGCAGAAATCTCCATCAGTACCGGCACAAGGAGAAAAGCAACAGCCATCATTACAACCGTGAAGACCCATTGACCTGTGCGGGGCATGACATATACAGTCTGGCTGATACTCTCAGGTATCTTCTTCCCCGCGCAAATCATCGCACCCACATAGAGCACGATGATTGCCATTGCGATGAAGACAAGACTATTCATAGCCGAAACATGTCATGTCAATGTTGTCCTTCTCCAGCCAGCCGTCGTTGAGTGTCTGATTGACATAGGCGATGGCCTTGGTGTAGAAGTCTGTAAACTCTTCCAAGGTGGTGAAAGTGTGATACACGGCATTGCCGCTTCCATCTTCGCCCAACTTGAACTTCACAGGCAGAGTCGCGCCTCCAGTCTGAACAGCAAGGTCGTAAGCCGCCTTGAAGTTAAATTCGTTCTCGCTCGACAGCCAAACATTCTTTCCGTTCCACACATAGCCGCCCAGAATCCTCTCGTCAGTGTTGGCGTTGATCTGTGCGATGATGACATCACGGACTTCCTGCTCAGTCGGCTTGTGGTTGAACTCATGGCGATAGTCGTAGCCTTGACCGTTCTCTTCACCGTAACCGTAGATGAGCAATGCACGGTTTGTTCCGTAAACCAGAAGTTGGTCGTGCCGCTCGGTTGCTCCAAAAATCTTTTCCATAACAAATCAGTTTTTATTTAGTTAAAATGTCGTTTCGTTTGTTGCTATATCTTAGCAACCCTCACTAAGTGAACATGTATCTCACCTTACCTTGGCCGAAGTATTGCGGAGAAATCTTGCACTCAAAGGGTATCTTTCCCTTCTTTCGCATTTCCTCCAACCAGAACTTCTGTTCCGAGTCGTTAGTCAGATACTTGCAGATAGTACCATCGTCCTTCTGGAACTGCACCACATAGCGCGTTCCGTTTTTCGTCGGTACGTCTGGCTCAAAGTCAAGAATGGTGATGTGCATATTTACGAGTGTACGAAGATTCTCCAACACACCGTTCAATATGCGCTTGCCATCCTTACCAGTGTAGTTCACACCATCTTTCTTCATCTGTTTTGATGCTTCGCTAAATGATTCCATATTCTTTCCTGTTAGTATTTTGTATAAATTTTTTGAATCACACCATTTTGCCATGCCCTTCAAACTACCCATAATCTCCTGCCTGCGCTTGCGGCTCTTGATTTTGTGGAGCTTGCGGGCTGACTTCTGTTTTGTACGTTTCCTTAACCTTGCCTTCTTACCGTCGTAAACAAAACCAAGAAAGTCTATGCCCTCACTGATTGGTCTGACACATTCATTAGGCTTGACTTCAAGCAACAGCAAGCCTGCCTGTTCGTGCATGATGTCACGAAGCATCCACAGCTTCCTCTTGTCAGAAGCCAATATGACTATATCATCGCAATAGCGATAGTAATACTTCACGCCAAGATAGTCCTTGAAGTAATGGTCTATGCCACTCAGGAAGATGTTGCCGTAGCACTGCGACGAGCGCAATCCTATTGACAGTCCTTTCTCCATCATGGTTACGAAGTTGTGGAGTATCGGAAGGAGAACAGGGTCTTTAATCCTGTCCTTGACGAAATTCCACATCAAGCCTTGGTCAATACTCTCAAAGAACTTCCTTATGTCGCACTTGTAGAAGTATGCCGTACCCTCTTTGTCACAATCAATGTCGTGGCGCATCTTGGCAAACAGCCTGTGCATTCCGCGTCCGGGTATGCTTGCTGCTGATGTCTTGATGACACTTGGGTAAAGCACATCTTCTACAACGCGCATAATGGCATTGCAACCTATTCTCTGTTCCACTGGTGGGCTTTGCACCTTACGGACTTTTGGCCCGTCTTTCACCCACATTTCTTCGTAACGAGTGACACGGAAGCTGCCATTGCCAATGCTGACTGTCAATCGCTCGACTATCTCATTCCTTCTTTTGCTATAGAATGTCCTGCGTCCTGGCAGTGTCTTCTTCTCGCCGTTTTTAAGGATAATCTCGCGGTCAGGCAATTGGTCAACGACCTCATCAAACGCTCTATCCATGTTCTCGCGTTCGATAATCTTCTGTATCAGGTTGCCGTATCTCTTTGACATGACTTTTGTTTTTGTTTCTTCTTCGATTCGTGTGGTCATAGCGCGTTCGACTGCCACTGTGCCAATTGCTTTTCCAGTTGGTCTTGACACCTACTTGACCATAATCGACCACACCCTGCGATGTTCCGGCTTTCCAGCCACCGTGACCGAAGCTTTTCCTTCGGCTATGTAACTGCTGTTGCCGAGGCTCGAATCCCTCGCTGTCAGTCATTGGCTATCCCGTAGTCATACACCGTAGCAACGATTGTTTTCTGTCCGTTGCCTTTGTGGGGCAAACTTCCAGAAGCAGAGTTTCGATTTAGCAGAGGCGACCGCCGTTGTTCGTGTTCGAGTTCGACGAAGCGTTATTCGTGTTCGCATAGGCGACTCCCGCGTTCGCGTTCGCGTTGTTGTTCGAGCGACCGAGCACACGGCCGATGGGATTCTCTACCTTTTTCCTTTCTACGTTTTCCGAGTTTCGTTCCCGGTCTTCGTTATGCGTTTTAACGTGGAGTAGAGACGGCTCTTTCTGAGCCGCCTCCGCTCTACGTGGTTCAAAGTACATCCTCTTCGTTATCGATTTTTCCGAAGAAGCAGAGGCGACCGCCGAAGCCCGTGTGCGAGTGCGACGAAGCGTGATGCGTGTTCGCACAGGCGACTCCCGCGTTCGCGTTCGCGTTGTTGTACGAGCGACCGAGCACACGGCCTTTACCGCTATTGGTTGACTGATAGCATGAATAGCAAGTGCCATAGACTGAATCACCTGCGTATGCAGAAACCACAATGTCACAATAGCGACCAAAGCGGACGCGAGCTACATTAGTACCGCCATTGGCAGTTGCAGCCTTAACCCTGCGCTCGTTGCCGTCCTGCTGCTTGATGTTGTAGTAGTAATCAACATTCCATGCACTTTGCTCGATTCGGTGGGCTTTCATGAAGGCATCAAACGACGGTGCATTAAGACAGCCGTTATCCATCCATTCATACACACTGCCAGTCCAAGCCTCAAGTCCCCACATCTTGTTAGGATTGCTGCCAGATGAACTGTTCGATGAAGCAGACCTTGGAGTGTCACCCATGCCGTATGCGTTCTGTGCGCCTGTTACGAAGCTTACACCGCAACCCATACCGACAAGACCTTCTACATCGCGTGTGCCGAACCAAGCCATCATCAGGTTTGCCATGTCCTTCGATGTCTCGTAAGGAACAGTGGTAAACTCGCCATCATCGACATTGGTCAAGACGGTACGGATTCTTGCAAGGTTGTAGAAGTCCTGTGCAGTACCATTAACGGTAATGCTTGAGGGAAGACCGCTGATAGGATTGCCGTCGTTGTCATACGTCCAATCGGGGCTTGTGGTTGATGTGCCACTACCTCGCTGTGCCTGTACGCCGCTGATACTGCGCAATCCGCTGAGAGCCTTGCCTACCTTCGAAGCATACGTCCTGTTTCCGTCGGTGTCAATCATGTTGCATGTGCCAGTATAGACACCAATCAGTTCGGACTTGTGCTCAACCCAATACGGCTCAATGGCTTCCGTTTCTGCGGAATCTGTGAGCAATACGGCTGCATAGCCGGTAACACTTCCAGAGCTGTATATGGGCATTGCACCAAATGCTGTGCCGTTGGCAAACATGCTTTCTACGCCAGTCGGGATGCTGAAGTACAGATAGCTTGCACCGTCAGGGATTGTGCAGAAGATGTAGTCGCCAATCTCGTTGTCGAAGTCGGCAGGATTGCCAGTGACATCGGTCATGGTGAAGTTCTGTGCGCTGATGGCATTGCCGTCTGCATCCGCAAAGATGAAACCTGCATAGCCGTGTTTCAGTCCTGGGAAGCGAACCTGCTTGTAGCCGCCCACATTCACCCTGTAAGTGTGGTATGAGCTTGCTGTGCCAATCCAGTTCTCTGCTGCATCGCCTACATCGATTGCACCGCTGCCAACAATGTCAAGCCATTCGCCGCTGACATCAATACACTTGCCTTCATACTTCGTGAGGTCTGACAGAGCGAGAAGCGTTGTAAGCCTGTCATTCTCGACTGGCTCAGTATCGAGACCGCAGAGGAACAGGTGCTTCTTAGCCTGCAAGTAGTTGTTCACACCCTTGTAGAAGTATTTCGGAACATACAGGAAGACATCTTGACCTACACCGTCGCCGTCCGCAATGGCACTTGCCGCACTCGTCACTCCGTCTGCAAGCAGTGCGTAGTTTGTCTTTGACAGTGGGGTAATGTGCATCCTTCTCTTTGTCTGTCCGTCCTCGGTGACGTTCTTGACGAGACCGATAACAGGGCAACACTTGTCATGAATCAGGTCAACGTGACCGCTGTGCGTGTAGCCTATCGGATGGTCGTTAGGCTGTGACAGAGAACCATTGTTCAGGTGTCCGCTTGCAGCCGCAGCATCGGAATAATAGGCATAACCAGATTTGTTGTCCTCATTCGTGATATTGCATGGGTCAGTTTCCTCATCATCAAAGATGTATTCGGAATACTTGCTTTCTGTCAGCTCCAGACCGCAGAGGGCGAAGAATGCCTGCATTTCCTCGAAGTCATCAACAACGTCGATGAGCTGTACCTTACCGATGAGTGCAGGATAGGTCTGCTCTGTACCTGTTGCAGTCAAGCCCCTGTAACCGCTCATGAACGGTCTGAGCATCGAAGAGCGTACTCTTCCGCTCATTCCTTCGATGCGGACATGATCGATGTTCGGACATTCTGTGAGGATGGTCTGCCAAGACAGATTCGGACATTCTGCAAAGTTCAAAGCAGTGATGTTGCTCGTACCCTGCAAGGTCAGTCCGCTGTGAGTCAACTTTGGCAGATAGCGCAATGTCAGAGTTTGCAGTGTCGTTGGCAATACCAATGTCTGCAACGGAGAACCTTCTGGCAGAATCACGTTGGTCAGGCTTGTGCCACCTGCAAGGAATGTTGTCAGTCGGCTGTGCTTGCTGATGTCGAAAACTCCTGCTGTGCCGGTGTGAACAGCCGTCTGTCCTGTGATGTCAACATATTCCAGCTTGGTCGTGTTGCCGAATGTCAAAGGCGCATTTGCAACGCCGTTTGTGGCAGGCATGACAAGCTTTGACAGCATCGTACACAGCGAAAGTCCTACCGTACCGTTCAGCTGATTGCCCATGTTCGTGAAGTCCAGTTCGCTGATGCAGCTTGCACCGCCAAGCATCAACGGGTCGTTGGTTGCCAACGTGTCCGAGAATGTGAGCGTAAGACTTTCGCCTGCATCGGCTCTGTTTGGCCCCTCTATCCATATACCGTTCAGCTTGTAGCCGAAGTAGTAGAGGTCGCCGCTCTTCAACGTCAAAGAGGATTCTGTGTCGGATGAGTTGCGGACAACAGTGAACGTGATGACATCGCCGTTATAGTTGCCTGCACCGTACCTTGCATCGAGCAGACGAGCGCGGTCTGTGAGGAACTGCGTTCTGTGCAACTCTCTGTTACCTGTCAGGGTATAGACGTAGTTCATCGTCTGAATCGTGTCAATGTACTTCAACTTGCCGGACTTGTTGTACTGCCTTTCACTCCAGTTGTTCTGCATGACAGTGTTGAACTCCGTCAACATGACTTGCGTGGTCAACTGATTGCGAAGGTTGGCTGCACAGGTCTTCAGCTCGTCCTCGAAGTTTGCCAGTACCAGACACCACAGCCAACTGTTGTGACCCTCGAAGGCAAACTTTGCTCTCTCGGAATCGTAGGTGTCGCGGGTGACGTTGTAGAGATATACCATAAAGGCATCGTTTCGGATTGACATGGCTGTATCGCCGTCGTAGTAGGTTGCCCACCACTTCAAGCCGTCCCATGTGCGCCACAGGATGTTCTTTGCCCGCTGGTCAACGCTTGCCCAATAGTCGGTGAAGAGATAGTACGTCAACAGGTGGTTCACGTTGAAGTATTGAGAGGCTTCGTTCTTGAACTTGCTCGATACCCACTTTGCCTTGCTGCTGTCACTCCAGCCGCTCTGTGAGCCGTATTCGGGATTTGAGCGCATTGCAGATGGTACACAGTCGTAAATCCAGCCCATCAGTCGCTTGATGGCTGTTTGTGCGCCACCCCAATCTGCATAGTCGCCTGTGCCTATTGTTGCCCACTTTGCGTCTTCTGGATAGTTGAACTCGAAACCGTCATCAAACTCTGCTGCAAGCTGTGTTGCCAAGTCCTGACTGTTTGCGCTGCCTGCTGCCTGGAACAATGTCATGGGCGATGAGTTGGTCAGTGCTTCAAGTGCAATTGGCTTTGTGTTAGGGCCTACCAGCACCATGTTCGGTTCTGCATCCGTTCCACGATTCTCGTAGGCTTTGAAGTCAACCGTCTGGTTGTTGCTGTCCTTGACACCTGCCATTCCGAAAATCTTGTCTGACTTCGACTTCTCGTTGTTCAAAACGAACTGTCCGTAATAGGTCAGTGTGCCGTTCTCATTCGTTGCTGCATAGACATCGCAGGGAAGACCGTCGATAGCCTGTCTTACGCGGGCATCGTAGGCTTGTGGTGGCGTGTCAAGGTTCAGAGCGTGCATGATGTCATTGAAGAGGTGTGCGCCGCCGGTATTCATAACCAGTGAGGAATCCACGAAGTCCGTCTTCGCACAGATTACGGCTTGCGGGATGCTGTTGCCGCTTCCTCTCATGGCATAGCCACTTGCTGAATCGGTAACGTCAACGCCGCCAATGCTCAATGACTTCGCATCAGTGCCTTGCTGTGTGGTCAGATAGATTCGCAGGTTCTTGTACGGGTATTTCACGGAAGACGTACCCTGAATCCTCATGCGGATGTTCCTTGCTTCAAAGCCTTCGCCGATTGGATTGCCGTTGCCGTCAAGAGGTGGCTCCCACTTCACCAAGTCTGCCTTGAAGTCCTGCTTCTTGTCAGTACATGTGAAGAGGTCTGACAATCCTGTGCCGCTGTCAGTACTTCTGATGATTGTCAATATGCCACGTCCCTTCGACAGCAGAGCATCATGGTTGATGGCTATGTTGCCGTCGCTGTCAGTGGTATTATTGATGTCGCCAACCGCATTCTTCGTGTGAGCTGACTGAATCAGTGCAGCAGTCGGACGGTCAATGATGTAGTTGCCAAGTACCTCGTCAGCACCAAGAGGTGTGCGATAGTATCTCAACGAGCGTATTCTTACGTCGGCTTTGTCACTGTCAATCGTAATCATTGCAGGAGTGTTCTGGCGCAGAGAACCGGCATAGCGGTTCGCACGGCTCAGTACACCGTTGATGAAGAGCATGGCAAGTCCGTAGCCGCTGCTGACAGGCTGCACAACGAAGGAGAGGTGAATCCACCTGTCAACGGCAATGTTCATCGAAACACCGTGTGGACGGCTTACCTTCAAGCGTACCTTGTTGCTCTCGTCAACAATGTTGCCCTCATAGTCGATGTAGTTGCCGTTTTCGTCAACAAGGTCTTCTGCGGTTTCGATTTCCTCAACACCACCGAAGTAGAGTCCTGCCTCTTCCGTCGTCACCTTGATACCCATAGGATAGCCCTGACCGCCGTTGTCGCACAGACAACTGATGACAGTCGCGCCACGTTCCATGACCTGACTAATCATTACTTCCATTTCCAGTGTCATACCGCTGTTCTGGATAGAATAGTCGCCGTCACTTGCGTCAAGCACGAAGGGCTTGATGTCAATGACCGACCTCGCGCCGTTGGTGAGAAGCAGAGCATCCACACCGTCCGAACCGCGATTCCAGCCGTTGGTTCTCCAGTCAACACCTGAGAAGGCTGTAATGCCACCCCAATCTGCGGGATTGGCTTCGCTGTTGGAACGTCCAAGAGCCGTAAGCTTCTTGCGATAGCCGACGGCTTCACTTTCCGTAACACCTGCTGCCGCACTCACTGTAACGCTGAATGTGCGTACAGAACTGCCGTTGGTGATGGTCATGGTGTGGTTTCCTGCAACGTCGAAACGCTGTGATACGGTCTGCATCGTCCTGTCTGCACTCAATGTCTGTGTTATCACATTGTCAACAGCAATGACAATGGTACTTGTCAGTCCGTCATTGTTCCATGCAGCAAGGTCAAGTTCAAGTTCCTCAAACTGGTTCACTGCCAATGGCAAGCCAGTCGAGCCGTAGGCAAATGCAAGGGGCATGTCTGACAATTGGCTGACATCTGTCTTCAGACGCAAACCAACATATTCGGTTGTGCCACCTGCCTTCAAAACGTCAACAAGGACTGCGTTGCTCAGCAGTCCTGCACTCTCTGCGATAAGCTGCACATTGTGCCTGCCCGCTTGAAGGTTGCTTGCATTGAGGTAGATGTAGTTTCTGCCTGTTCCGCTGATACTGGTCGTTGAATCGAGCGTACCGTCAACCCATACCTTCAATGTGGTTCCAGTAGGAACGGTGTAGGTGTAGGGAATCGTTACAGTCTGGTCATCAACATAACCATTGCTCAATGCCAACTGAGAAGCAGGGTCGAAGGTCGTTGCCAAGTCCATCGTAATCACGGTGACTGACTTCGAGCCACGACTGGTCTTCGTCTCTTCGTCAATTGGTGTAGTAGCAACAACACTCACGTTGACCGTTCCTGCCTGGTTGATAAGTTCGGGAGTGAGTGTAAGCGTTTGTGTCGTGCCTACTGCAACCTGCGCGTGTGTCTCGGTATAGACGGTGGTCGTGCCAATCTTAACGGTGACAACGACGGTCTGTGCCGGATAGTTCACGCGCTCACTCGCACCCTCAAACTTCCTCAGACAGTCATAGCCCCATCTGAAGCTGATGCTGTCACCAAGCTTGATTCGTGCAGGTGTAAGCAACTCAGTGGTAACGACTGGCTGAATGATTTCACCAAGCTCCTGTGCAGCGGGAATCATAACAGTCAGGTCATCCAACTGGTCGCCTGCTGCATTGAAGAAGAGCAGTTCAATCATCGAGCCGTCCTGACTCGTTTCGCCCAACTGAATGTCTGCAATAAGATTGCTGTTGATTGAGTTGAGCTGTTGAGCTACTGCACCGGCTTGTGCTGCATTGGGATTGCTTGCGTTGGTAACGTCGGTGCTTACAGTGGGAATAGTGATATTCACCTTACTGTTGGCATCCTTCGCAACCTCGGTGTTGTTCACGACAACGCCGCCAACCTTGCCACCGATGGCTGTTTCCATCGACGCAACCTTGGCCTTGATGACGCGCTCAACCTCGCCGCGAGTCTTTCCCCACTCCTTCCCCGCGTTTTGTCCGCTGGAATAAGTGCCACCCCAATCATCCTCGAAATTGGAGAGAGGGGTCTGATCAATAATTTTTTTAGCCATAAACTTTCTGTTTTGTTGGTTTATATATGGTTTTACTCTCTTTTAATTGTACGTCGCGTTTTCTCCGCGCCGTTGCTTATTGTTCCTTGCGATTTCTCCGCAATGGTATTCACCAAGGCTCACTTCTGAACCATCCTTCACTCCTGAACCACGAAGAAAGGCTTGCCAGTGCCGCCCTCGCTGCCATCATCAATCGTCTTCTGAATGTACTCATAACTCTGAACTATTAACTATGGACTATTCACTGACTATCTCAAAACCTGCGAAAACCGCAAAGTTTTCGACGATGCTAATTTGGTACATCCATCCTGCTTCTGGCTCAAGAGGTTCATCATCCATCCAGACGATTGACTGAGGAAGGTGAAGTACGGTTGCCGAATCTTCTGGGCATTTGAATTGAATCATGTACTCATTGTCGTAGCCTTCCACACCTGCTGCAAGTGTAATGGTAAGCTCTTCAATTGGTTCTTCCCAGATGTTCTTCACGTTTGGCTGAATCTCCACCTCATTCTCCGTCTGAATCACTTGGCGAGTCCTGTTCCAGTCATTGATTGCAGTCTGCACACTTTGTTGTGCGGCAAGCATTGCAGCTTCACGGGCTTGTTCTGCCAATACCCTTGCACTTTCTGCCGAAACACGTCCCCGCTCTGCTGTAACACGACTTCCCTCTGCTTCTGCTATAGCTTCGTCCTGTTGCATACGTGCGGTTTCAGCAGCTTGGCGCAGAAGTTCGTTCTGAATACGCTCATCCTCGTTTGTACCCCTGCGGGTTTCAGCTTGTCTGCGAAGACTTTCATTGCTGTTACGAGTGGTTTCAGCAGCCTGCCTGGTGTTTTCATTCAGTCGCCTTGTACTTTCGCTACTTTGACGTTCTGACTCTGCCGCTTCCCTGTCAGATTCAGCAGCCACCCTGAGTGCTTCGGCATTCTGCACGTCGGAGATAACATCACCAAGACGGCTTTCCCTCTTTCCCTCATTGGTCTCGAAGGTCTCTTGTCTTGTGGTTTCCCCGGCTTCAAAGGTCTGTTGCCTGCCACTTTCATTCTGCGATGCAGTTTGACCACGCTGTACCTCGCCAGCTTCAAACGTCTGCTGCCTTTGGCTTTCGTTGGCGGTAAAGGTCTGTGCTCTCTGACTCTCGGAAGAAACTCTTTGACGTTCTGCCGCCTGCCTGTCGCTCTCATTCTGCACACGCTGTTCCTCGTTAGAAACGCGCCCAGCTTCAGCATCTACACGACCTTGCTCCGATTCGTTAAGAGTTGTGAGACCTGCCATCAGTTCCTCTGAACGCTGCAACACACGCTCACTGCGCTCAGTAGCAGCCACGACAATCTCCGTAGAGTGAAGAACTGTGTCGAAACCTTGCATCCACTCTTCTTCGCTACCTTCATAGCCGTAGTTTACGGCAATCTCGTAGGCACTCAGGCCATGGATGCCAACATCTAAGTTGGTGGAGTCAAGCGGAAGTTCCTTGGATGACATGTCATCGGGAATCTCATGGCTATGACTAACCAGACGGAAGGCGAAACAGTAGTCAGTAGCCAACTGGTGCTCTTTGCCAAGATTCTCATACAGGGTAAGACGATATACGCCAGTCTTCAGCTGCTCCGATGCGTAGAAAGTGAAGACTATCACATTACCCTCAGTGCCGAATGTAGTCACCTCGCGGTCATTGCCCCACTGGTCACACAGGAACAGACGCAGGTCACGACCGCTCAGGCTATCTTCTTCGCCATTGGTTAGAATCGGCCAACGGATCTGTATCTCGTTGCCGATTCTGAATGTTTTCATGTTTTTTTCGTTTGTTGCCATATCTTTTTACGTATTTTAATCTTCCCATCCTGCATAGATTGCAAGGTTGTTGATGATACTCACTTGGTATGTGAAACCGTCCTCAAACTCTGGCTCTTCCTGCCATTTCACACCGCTTGGCAGTGTAAGCGAGAAGTTGCTGCCATCCACCACGAACTGAAGCAGATACTCGTTCACCTGTCCGCTCACATTGCCTGTGAACGATGTGATTTCAAGCGATTCTATATCGTTCCACTTGTGCAATACATTCGGATTTATAGAAAGTTCCGTGTCCGATGAAGCGTGAATCGTTATCGGCATCGCAATGTCTGCATGTGTGATAAGTTGTGCCGCCGCCAACGCCAACGCACTTACCCTTGCTTGGAAGTAAGAGGTAGGCACACCGTTGGAGAGGTGCGCCATTGGGATAGTACTGTTTGCTGCGTCGAGCGCATTGTCTGGTATCAGTGGAACATCGCCATATTCGTCGTTTGCTTCGATAGCTGCTCCGTAACTTTGCATGTAACTGTTCACAGCCGCCGCAATCTGCGCCGCCGTCACAGCCTCCATACTCTCAGCTAAATGAGCCGTCATGTACGCATTGATATAATCATCAAGCTCTTCTGTTGTTGTTGGAAATTCTGCCATAACTTTTTCTTGATTATATTCTGATAAACTTCGTTTATTCGCCTTCAGATTCATCTATTAGCCCATCTTGGTAGCTTATGATAGATGTTGGTGTAACAAATGGTGAAATGAGTACGTTATTCTCCAAAAGGCTTGTCTGTAGGCTTATTTCGTTGTTCTGCGGCACAATGATGTAGCTTGAACGCTTCCATCCTCCATTATCCCATTCCTTGACTACAAACTGAAGCTTGCCAGTCGTTTCGTTGTACTGCGTCAGATAGTGAACATAGAAGCAGTGGCGGCTAATTATATAGCCATTCTTGACCTCCAGCAGTATGTACTTGTCATCGTGCGAATAGACGTTTATGAGGTCGCCGACTCCTGGATTAACTGGATTGGTTCCGATTTGGTAGTCATTGGCAACTCTGAAATCCGTAGAAGGTGGCAGATAACCGAACTCAGTCATCTGCTGGAAGTCCAACTGAGTAAGTGGGCTTACATGGCTTTGTCCCGACTGAAGCTCTGGGTCTAAATCACCTTCATATACTTGGAATATCTCAGCATTCGCCTTATCGTAAGAATCGGGTATGATATAGAAGCCGTCTGCGTCCTCTCCAGTAGGTAGCCAGTCGCCATTATTGTCCCCATCCACTTCATCGCTATCCCAAAAGCGGTTCTCCTTGTATTCGCCATTGGCAGGGTCGTACACCTTTACATCTTCAAGACTCATGTGATATGCAGACTTGAAGCGGTAGCCAGTCCCCGAAGCTTTCGGGTATGCAGAGGCGTATGTAACATCTTCTCCGAGGTCATCATCATAGAAGGTATCTAAGTCCTGCCCTGTTCCAGTCAAGAACGGACATTGTGCAAATGCCTCCGCATGGATTATAGACTCTTCATCCATGCCAACCGCAACACTATGAGAGCCGAGCCATTGCAGGGTGTACGCATCGAAATCATAGCTCTCCCCTGTGTTGATGGCCTTCAAGAATCCCTTGTAGTTCAAAATCCACCTAACACAGCCGCCTTCGCCAATTTCTCCGTCATAGAACACGATGGACGGGATTGTGCCGTTCTCGCGGTCAACATTACCATTCTCATCGCACATTTCAACGGCAATCATTGGAGTTGTGCTTCCGCCTGCCGTTGTCGCTGGCCTTGAGAATATCGTTCTGTTTGCTATAAGCTCAATCATCTTATCCACGCCCTTAATATGTATGCCTGCTGCTTCAAGGAAATTCACAAGCGATGTAAGAGCAATCTGATTGGAACTTAGGTTCAGCAAAGTTGATAAGCCACCAATCTCCGATGCAACGATAGCAGATATTCCATTTATATCAACCTTCAATGTTGACTTGGATTCATCACTAAGCCCCCTATCTTCCCATCCAGTAGCAGTAGCAACATATCTGTGACCGTCCTGCTGATTGATGTAGGCATCGCCAAGATTAGCGTAGGAGTAATCCCACTCTATGCCGCCGCCCTGTGGTTGTCCTGTTATCGGATTGATGTGCGGTTCCTCAACACGGCATGTCTTTAGTGCATAGTCTGTCTTGATGTCAGAATATACCAAAAGGATGATGCTGCCATTCGTCGCCATTTGGGTCGTTTGACCAGATATGTTGTCGTATCGGAGAGCCGTACCTATGCTGTTCTCATTGTAAAGCTCCTGACCTTCCGTTCCGTTTGAATCAGTAGTCACAACAAACGATGGTGCAACGAACTTGTTCCCGGCAACAGGGCTTATCCTTGTCCGTTCCTTTCCAGTCAGACTCCAGTCGATTGAAGTTCCGTCCGTATAGCCAACGCCAAGCATTTCCCTTATCACAGGAGCTTGCTCACCTACCGTTTCAATACTGATAAGGTTGGAAAGACTTCTGTTCAACCAGTCGCCGTAACAAACGATGTGGTCAAATGCTTCTGGTATGTCGCTGTTGGTAAGGAACAGTTGCACATCATTGTCATCTGTATAGTTCGCAAGGTCGATGTAATTGTGCTTCAATCCGTCTTCAAGTATATGGTTATCCAAGTTGTAGTTTGTCTTGTCCTTAGCCTCACCAATGCCTGTGACAGCTCTCCAATAAAGCTTGTTTGAAACAGACTTGCTGTTCATCGTGCCTGTATGTGTACCGCTGCCTGATGCCATGTCGTAGGTCTGACACCTTGCCAACATTCCGACGCTCCATGTGTTGATTGTCCTTGTAGTGCCGTCATCGCTTCTGAGCCAACAACGGTACTTGACCACTTCGGAAAAATCTATATCCTCAACCGATGAGCGAACCATCTTCTTCCTACTAAGCATCTTGCCAATAAGAGAAATAGGAATAAGCCTCAATACCCAAGGCACTTTTACATACTCATAACCAAGAACAACCTCATTGTCATTCTCGTCAAGACCGATGTAGTCCACCTCTTCGATGATGCTTGCAGCAGGTGAGAAAACATAGTTTCCTGCCATTGTGACGAGTTTCCGCACCTCAAGCTCATTATACACGGCTTTCATGCGGACAATCAAATTGTCAACGACCAAACGGGAATTTCCGTTACCGTCATTGTCCGTCAGCTGCCACCCTGTCCCAAACATGGAATCACCACCTGTGAAGTTCATGCTCTGCACTGTCTTTGTCAATATGCTCTTTGCAACGCGAAGAATACCACCGATGATTCCACTCTCGCTTACTTCAAGGCCAAGGTTCTTTTGCGTCGAATTGTCCGCGTCTGTCACGGTGTTTCCGCTTGTGCCGGTTGCTTTCAAGGAATTTGCCGTTACGTTACCGTCTTCGTCAAATCCGAAAAGCCCCCTCGCAGAAACCCAAAGACCACTGAGGAAGCCAATCACACCACGCGCAATGTCATCATGACGCTTCGATATGAACTGCTTCGAGCCTTCATCCTGAATAAGACTTAGCAACTGTGCCGTACTTGCACCGCCACTGCCACCGCTTCCAGCTCCGAAGATGCTTCCGCTATATATCCTATCAATGCTGGTCGTGAGCTTTTGCAGGGTGCTTTGCTGCACATCGTCATTCAGGCGTATCTCAACTTTTGGAGTGAGACCGTCGCCCATCTGTATGCTGACTTGCTCAATCGTCAGTTCAGCAGTCATCAGCTCATCATCATCAACTTCATCGTCGCCAGATGAGAAACGCGCAATGAACGTGAACTTCAATCCTGCATATAGTCGCCAGAAAATGCTATCTGCCTTGCGGTTCTCCTTACAGCAGATGTCGTAGTTACGTTGCAGGTAGATGTCATCAATGCTTGGCTGATAGGTGAACTTTGTCTCACAGTTGTCGGCAAGGTAATCAGTCGCCGCCCTCAACAGGCGCGATTCAGCTGCTTCGATATACGCATTAGGCATATTGATGTTCAGAAGCACGAATCGGTCCCCTGCTGCTATTGTTTCTGTAGCACTTGGTGAATAGGTGTTGAGGCTGTCATCTGGCTTGCGTTTAAGCGTGAGCATGTAACCACGCTTTCCGTTGTATGTAACCTTCTCTACATTGCTTCCTATCTCAAACTCCTTGCCAACGCAATTCCCGCTCTTCATCGCAACGACAGGAGTATCGCCATCTATGAAACATGCTGTAATGTCAAATCCCATGTCTTTTATGAACACATGGAAACAACTTTCATTACTACTGGAACTGCTCTCAGAAACAAAATTGTATTCAGGAGCCAGACCTGTGTTCTCTTTCTTTGAACTTCCAACCCAATACGTCAGCAACAAGTTACTCATGGTAACTCCTGAATTGACTACTCTTGCAATGATAGGTGTTATTGTGATGATAATATCAGAAAACTCGGAAACAACTAACTTTTCAACGGCATCTGTAGGTAAGGTAGGCATTTCTTTCTCAAAATACCATCTATATCTTTCTGCTGGCAAGCCATCGTCTTCATGTAGATCAATAATCCATCCATCATTTACTTGACACCATCGCGGTATTCGATAACTATATAATATGGTTGTTGTGCCAGTTGTCTTCGACTTTTGTTTTACCGTGAAGATGAAATTGACGTGATTCATGCGTATTCCACCTTCAGTGTAATAATTATCTAATCTCGCACCATAGAAAACAGAGTTGGCAGTTGGAATAAGTGCATATTTCCCAGGATATACGTCATGGATTTCAAAAAGCGTTTTTTCAGGGCCAACAAAGCCGACACCACTCTGTTCAGTCAAATCATTATAGGCCACCACTGTTTCGGAAAGTTCACAAGTATGCTTTCCACCCAGCATGATGCCACCTTCTTCTGTCAGAATACCATTGCCTATGTTGGCATCGTCAATCATCACACCGCCACTTTGGTAGCCGATGGCAAGAAGTTCATCTACGCGCTCATCATTGTCGTAGCCGTCAAAGCTATTTTGAGGGTCGCTAATGCCTGTTTGGTCTTGAACACCATTGCCACGCAAGTCACCATAAGTAACCTCTTCAATCGTCGGGTATATTTCCGGCAAATCGCTGTTGCTTCCGTCGAATCTTACACTGTCCTCACGGACACCTTCTACACAGCCTTCTGCATCGTCATCCTTTTCTATATAGGCATCATTCGTGTCGCCCTTCACATGTCGCACGTATGGCAGGTTATTCAATTCATTAACGCCATACAGCTCATCCCTTTCAGCATTTGCCTCTGCTTTTGCTTCTGGCTCATCAAACGTGTTAGGTAACTGAAGGTTTGTTGGAAACAATGCTTGTGACAAAGCGTACCTGCTATGATAGTGTCTATAAGGCATGTTCTTGGTCGAACCGAATGCACGAAGTCGAGTCACTATCTTCTGCTGTGAATTGGCTACACGCTTTAACTTGAATAACCCTGTACCCATGTCTTCCCGCGTCGGATAGCCTTTGCCATACCCAAACGCAAAGGCATTGCTGTCATTGTCGCTTGTCAGGTTCTTTAATGTGTGACCTATCAGAATAGTCCTACCCTTCACGCAGTAGTCAAGCTTGAATGTGTTGTGAACTTCTTCAAGTGCCTTTGCAACAGTGGTGTTGTCAAAGGATAGTGTCTTCTCGTCAGTATGCGTCACAAGTTGCGTGTTGCCAGAAGCGTTTGTATAGCTCGTCGTGGTATCTACATCTATCGTCCATACACCAGAGCCATACATTCTATCAAGATTGGCTTGCATCTTCAACGCGAGTGTGCAGACAGGCGTATAAGTCCCTGCCGCACTACCACTGGCAATCGTTTTTTCGCCACAATACAACTGGAACTTGCTGCTACCTGTGTAGTTTGTGCCTAAGATAGCCAAATGCAATGCACTCGTAGGTATGATGTCGAGCATGGTGCAGCGTGTCAGCTCTTCATAACGGCTCTCAAACTTCACATTCTCGTATGTGTAGGAATCCTGTCTTTCTCCAGTCCTTCCCTTCTGTATAACAGTTGGGACATAGTTCAGTGTGTACGTCTCGTCACGGAAGATGCAGTAGTCACCTACTGCCCAATCAATCGGCTTCTCACTGGTAATGTTAAAGGTGATGAACTGCTCGCCCATCATCTTGTCTTGGAATTTCCACTTGTTTACAACACAACGAACACCACCTGCCGGTGTGCCTGTTGCATTTCCAATAGGAAATATATGTAGCTCTACTCTGCTCATGCTGGTACTTCAAAATTTAATGTAGTAATTGGCGTAACAATGATGCCATTCTGCCCCGTTGCAGGTGTCACTTCAGTAGTTGGGTCATACACGGTGAACTTCACCTTGAATCTCGCCACTATGTCCGAATCGTTGTCGGACGCATAGAAAAGCTCATTTTCCACCTCAGATACAATGACATCCTTCCTTCCTATCCCACTTCTCTCGTCATAGACTGCAAGCCGACCACTCTGAACAGTATCGTTTGAATCGCCTTTGATTCTGCCATATAGGAAATCAATGAAATTACTAATGTCAATGCGCATCAGGCGATTTCTCGTTTGTTCTTCCGTTTCTCCTGATACGCCAGCATTGCCGTTGTCCGCAGTATTGCGAACATACAAGAATGTCACTTCCATGTCGTAGTGAGCCATTGGTATGCTGTCTGGAATATATACATCCAGTCCATCCTCTCCTGCCCAATCTCGCGTAGGCAAATCCTTCGGCTTCGGATTCCTGTTAAACGGAAAATCCAAGCACCCGATATGGAATTTCTCTAACAGGTCAACAACAGTGCCTTTTGTGTACTCTTGACCGTCATATTTTAACTGTTGAATGTATGTTTTTTGTATCGACATTTGTAAATAATTTTCTGCAAATATATTCGTAAAAAGGCGTAATGTACTGCACGACAAATGGAAATGTTGGCGCAACAAATCAAATTGCTCCTTTTTTGTTTTGGAGGTTGCCCACAAAACCCATACTTTTGCACAAAACTTTCATATATGAACGAGTTGAATAAAGAACTACGAGACAAGGCGATTAGTCTCGGATTGTGCAACGAATGGCAACAGCTTTGGCAGAAGGACTGGAGTCAGGAGAAAATGGCAGAAATGATGTTTAGAGGGCTTGACTTCTGCCTCAAATACCGCTATCCTTCAAATGATTTTATCATCAATCATTTCGACCTTGACTTCCGCAGAAAGAGTAATGTTTTTGTCGATGACAAGTACAGCGTTGTAAACGCAGAACAAAGTCTCATTCTTGGAACTTCTGAAATTACTGCCAGATACAACGCATGGAATCATGGAACTATCTACATCCGTGACAACGCTTCCTTGAAACTTATCACAAAGAACCGATGCCTTGTCATCGTACACCTCTTCGATGAATCTTACGTCACGGCAGAACAGTTAGACAAGTCGAAAATCGTCCTCATCAAGCACTCAGACAAAGTGACTATCGTCGCAGACAGCAACATCAAGATTCGTGAGGAATACGACTATCTGAAACAAAACCCCGACAATTAGACACCATGCCTCTCGCTTTTTCCGAGAGCAAAAATAACAGGGAATAAGGTTTTTATAGGTTAATAATAGTTTAATTAGTGAAAAGGCGACCATCCGTGATGACAGCCGCCTTTTTTTCTTGCATATTGCCTGACACTTGCAGTCGTGCCGTTCGATTTTCCGAATGGATGAATGTACTACCTCATCGCGAAGCTCTCTGCACCGTCAACAACATTGTCAATCCTTGCCCTCAATGAGCGTATTTCTTCATATAATGCACCGCTTCCGTAGCGCATCATTTCCATCATTGCCTGCACGTTGCTGTCTATTCTGTTGACTGCACCGACCTGTGACATGAAAGCCTCTTCGTAATCCGGCCAGAACTGAGCCACAAACTGCGTCAGCAACAACCTATTCTCTGCAACGTCTTGGCGAAGCGCATTAACATACCCAGCAAGCAAATCTGCTGTTTCTTCTGTCATACCTTGAACACTGGCACTAAGAGTTTTTCCATTTTCGCTATTCTTAAATCCATTGGAATAGCCAAGTTCACGCATCAGCTCGTCAATACCTTCAAGATAATCCCTTGCAGCTTCGACCATACCACTTCCTTCGCCACCTGGTTTGAAGAATTTTTTAATTTCATTCAATACCTTCTTGGATGCTGCATTTGGATTTGAAGTAAGCTCTTCAGTAGAGATTATGCCGCTTTGGAAGATGCCATTACTATCTATAAATCCGAATATCTTGTCATGCAAACGCTCTATCATCGGTTCGATAATGGTGAGTTTCATCATTTCATTCACCACGCCCTGTATGATGGATTTTGCAGCATCATTGAACGCCTCAAACATGTCCTCTCCGTTTTCAAAAGCAGTGGAAAGCGCATCTGTGAACTGATCAGCCCAACCTTTGAAATCTATGCCCCATAACTCATTGGCCATATCTTCGGTAAAGTAACGTATTTGGTCATCAAGTTCTGCTATCTTACTTTGATATTCTGCCAATGCTTCCTTCGACTCATCTTTCTTCTTGGCTTCTTTATTGTACATTTCCATGTACTTCTCGCGCTCATCATTAAGATTTTTTAGTTCCTGCGCATAACCACTGGCATCATTGCTCTTATAGAAATCGCGCATTGCGTTGTTTACTTTGTCATCATCTGTGTATTTACTTCTGTAATAGCTAAGTAAACCGGCAGCACCAGTATCATATCCAAACATCCTTTCTCGGAATCTGTTTATTGCCGAAGTATTCGCTTCAAGTGCAACAACCAATGCTTTTAGTTCTGCAATGTCATCACTTAAATCATCATCATGTTTTTTCTTGATTGCAGAAACCAAACCTGCCGCTTCCTCTGTCACTGCTGCTGCTGCACCCATAGAATCCCCTCTCATAAGTGCGTCCAAAGCCTTCGTCGCACCGCTGCTCGCAGCAGACAAGGAACTGAAAATAATGTCAGTAACACCCCAGCCGCCGGAACTGGTATCAATACCAATATCACTATACATTTTTCGTATATTCTGGAATATACTACTACCGCCCTGCACAATACCGTCTATTCCATGAACCATCTTACTGATAAGGTTCATAGAATCCAAACCGCGAAGACCAATCTCAACCAAGTCTTTTCCGACACTTATCAACTCGTCATTACCAGTTAGTGCGCCTTCCTCTATCTTCGACCTTCCCCTTTCAATCTTACTCTGATAGAGACCTTCCAAGCCACCTGTGAAGAACGCGAACAAGTCACCTTTGTAATTGTTCAACGCACTTATCTTTTCATTTATCTCCTTTATCCTGTCTGCGTATGTCTTTGCGGAAATAGCACCAGATGCAAGTCCTTTGTTCAGGGCATCGATATATTGGCTTTTTATCGTTTCAGCAGCTTTCTCAGTCATGGTGACAACGCCATCCATGAGCATCTTGTAGTCTGCACTTGCTTGAATGGTTGCAATGTCTCTGTTTGCCGCAGCAATTCCCTCTGCACGGTCATATTCCGCACTGTGTGAGCCATCTTTGTCTTCTTTACGAAGCCTTGCGATGGATTCAATGGTAGTCCTATACTTATCCTGTATCTTCACTAATTCCGATTGCAAGTCAACAGCACTACCAAGAAGGTTTGACAATACCTGCATATCGTCTTTTAACGTGCTTTTCTGCAACTTCTGCCACTCTTTGTAAGCTTTGACTATGCCTTCGATTTTACTCTGATACCTCTCAAGTGCAGCTTCGTAAGCTTTCTGTTCTTCTTCCGATGCGTTATCGGAGAGAATAGGCATCAATGGGTACATGGCAGATTGCAACTTCTCTTTCAAACGCTCTTCGTCCAAATACACGTCAAGAGGTATCGATGCAACAAGACCTTCTCCACCAATTTCCCTTAATTGCTCTTGGAGCATATTCTTTACATCACTTGCCGCCGTGCCTTCAGCATTCCCAGAAGAATTACCAAATGCCATTCTTGCTGCCAGCTCAATGTCACCAGTCGCCTTGCGCACGATATTATACCTCTCCCATTTCTCGGTAAGCTCTTCAACCGCCGCTGACAACTTCGATGCAAACTTCTCGCTCGCACGATCAAATTGTGCTTTTTCAATTGCATCAAGTGCATTGGCAAGCTCACGAAGTTCCTTGATGTCATTGGCAATCTTTGTGTCCTTGGTCTGACCCTTTGCAAGCTTCTTGTCCTGCTCATACCTTGCCTTTACCTCATCCTGTATGCGACGAAGAGCCTTCTCGTAATGCTCCAAATCGTCAAGGTCGCCGGGCTTCAGAATCTCATCAACACCAACGAGGGCGCTGAACTTCTCCTTAACCTTTTCCTGTGCAGCATCCTTGCCTATCTTCTTCTCCCAATATTCGTACTCTCGTCTTGCTTCCTGTATCAGCTTTATCCTCTGCTCCCATACCTCGGCTTCTTTGTCTTTGAAAGTGCCTGTGCCTTTGGTCTTGTTGTTCTTATCTCTGTAAGTGTAGCCGTACTCTTGGGCAGTTTCAAGAAGAAGAATCTCTGCATCAAGGTTCTTTTTTACTTCGTCAAATGTTTCCTTCGCCCTTCTGTACTCATCCGAATTGCTGCCATTGTTCAGGGCTATCTCGCCAAGCTTACGCGAAATTGCGTCGCGAATCTCTTTGAGCTTGTCAAGGTTCTTTGTGTCAACCTTAAAGTCCGGCTCAATGTTGATGTTCCAAACCTTTCTCAGCTCTGGGAAAGCACCACTTATCTTCTTCGACAATTCATCGTGCTTCTTCTTCATTTCTTCCGAGAAAAATTCAGAGAGGGTTTCGCTCGATTGTATTTCCTTCTTGAACGCATTGTAGAAAGCACTGTAACTCGTCTTTCCTGCGGTCTCCATGGCTCCCTGCAACTCTCTTTGCCATTGCTTTTGAACAGGAGTCATTGCTTTTGAAGCATTGGCTATTTCATCGAATGTTTCCTGGGTTACTAACTGGATTTCTTTTCCTGCCTTTATCCAGCTGCTCCGAACTTCCTCAATAACCGCTTTGGCTTTCTCTGAAACTTCCTTTTCTGTTTCATCACCTGTGAGCCTGCCAGACATAGCCTTGTTGAAGTCGGTTTTGAACGCCTTTTGTATGTAGGCATTATAACCTTCATCACCAAGAGCTGAATGTACCAATTCACCAAACAGACGTTCTTTCTCCTGTAGGTCTTTTACCTGTGCAGCAAAGGACTCAAAGATGTTTGACAGATATTTTAACTGGCTATCCAAGTCACCTTCGAAAGTAGCAAGGTTCGGCTTTGCGGATTTTGCAACCTCGTCGATGTTTCTTCTTAAATCATTCAGCCTTTCTTGTGCTCCTTTTCCGAAGCCCTTATTCCATCCTGTCGCATCGAAGTAAATACCCTGCATATTCTTAGACCAAGAAGACATAAGCTTTGCTTTGTCATTGCCTGTCATCATCAAAGCACTGACAATTGTCATGCGTAGGGCTTCTGCTGCATCTGCTGCTACATGCGAATTAACCATTTCGGTAAGAGCACCACCCAAGTCTTTGTCTATATTGGCTATCTCTTCCTCTGTCATTCCAGATATGCTCTCCCGGATCTCCTTGATGCTCTTGCTGAAATCTCCCATGTTCTCAATCAGAGATTCACGTCCCATCCAACTCCACGTTGCTGCATCTTCGTAATCGTCACGGGTCGCTTCTGTCAAGTCATTGGCATAGCGATAACTCTCCATCAGCCGAATGATTGCCTTGAATTGCTCAAGCTGGTCGCCCATCTTTTCAATGTCTATCAAGTCACCTTCATAGAATGGACTCATCGACTGCAACTGCCGCTTCAACTCTTCAAGTTCGGTGGCGATATTCATGCGCTTCAACTCATCATCATCGAATGTAATAGGATTGCGCATAATCTCCTTTCCGTTCATGTAGGAGAACGATGTGTTGAAGTTCACGCCATTGCCTTTGTACCTATCCAGTATGCTGAGAATTTCTTTTGAATCATTCTTCGCTGCATCTGCCATATTATCCAGAGCTTGGCGCGTGTCTTCTGACATACTGCTGAAATGACTATAAATGGCTGTTATGCCAGCTATTATTGCCATGACAGCCGCCTGTGGCCCAAACATCATGCTCACCATCGATGCGCCAAAAGCGCGTAGGCTTGCACCTGCTGTAGCCAAGCGCAACTTCATCAACATAAACTGCCTATTCAGTCCAGTTGCACCGGCAGCAGCCTTCAACTCTGCACCTGTCAAACCAGACATTGCTCCTGCAACCGTTCGAAGTCTTGTGGGTAGCTCATTGCTCAATGACATCATACGCAGCTGTGCCTTGGTCAAACTGCCATTTTCCAAGCCTTTGCCCAAGACATTACGGAACGCCAAAGAGTCCTGTCTGGTGACAACACCGCTCTGAGATTTCCAGCCGCCAGTGAAAGCTCTGAGATAACTACTGAAGCCGCCACGCAACTGCACGGCATTCAGTGCTTCCATCGCTTTTGCGCTCTGTCCCATTGCGACAACATTCCTTGCCATTACGTTAGCCTGCATACCCAAAGCACCATTGAGAGCAAGCGTAGCAAGCTTGTAAGCACCTAACGGAACAAGAATTGAAGCAATCAAATGGGCGTACTTGTCCCAATGAGCAGTTAATTCGTTCAGCATGTTCACGCTGCCCATGAGCAAGCCCTTGTTCGACTCACCCATTTCTGCCATCATGATATTGTAGTTGTTGCGCAGGTTTCTCAACTTACCGCCCAATGTGTCAAACTGCCGTTCCTGCATGTTGTAGAACTTGCCACCAGGCTTGTCTAAGTCCATGATGACAGAATTGACATCCTCAAAGGAAATTTCGCGTTTGCTCATTTTCTTGAAGATGTCCTTCCTCGTCACATGCTCTGCTGCACGACCTGCCCGCTCTTCTGCGTCGGCAAGACGGTTATATCTGTCTGTCAGTGCGCCGACCATATCAACACCGGCTGTCTCAAATTGGCGGTTCTGTATGCCGCTCAGATAGCCGTATGAACGGACGTGACCGTATGCCAGTATCAGACGTTGAACATCGACATTCAAACCTGCACCGATGTCTGACAATGCTCTCATCGTTCCATACAGGTCTTTCGTCTCTATGCCAAACGCCGCAAGCTGTCTTGTACTCTTCAACAGGTCTTGGAAGGTATAGGGCGACATCTGGGACAAATCCCTTATCTCACCAAACAATGCGCCTGCCGTCTGCGCACTGCCAATGATGACTTCAAGGCTCTTCTTCTGCAACTCCAGCTCACCAGTGATGTTTGCCATTTCTGTAAGGAACTGCTGTGCGCCATAGACTGATAGGTATTGCGTCATCATACCTTTCAAGTCGCTCAATACCTGACTCTGATTCCTTGCGGATTGGGTGCTTTGGTTCATCGCCTGTGCAAGACGTTGTTCCTCTACTGTCAGTTGTTGTGCAGAATGTGCAGCACGTTCCTTCTCTGATGCAGCCTTTCTGACTGCCGCTGATTCCTCTTGGGCAAGACGGATGGCATTCTGATAGGGAACGCTGTTCACAACTTCACTTGCATGACCGTATGAGCGTGAACCGCTTTCAATAGAGCGAAGGATATTGGCGAAGTTCTGTAACTCTGCTATCCTCGCTGAGAGGTTTGTAACGTCAATCTTGGCAAGCTTGCCACGCGCTTCTGCCTCATGCAGTTTCCTTATTTGGATTTCAAGCTTTGTGGCTTCCACACCTGCCCTGCGCATACTCTCAGCCCAAGCATCATTTTCTTTCCTCGCATCCCTTGCGCTTTTATCAGCATCCTTCTTGTTGGTCTTCTCGGTTGTCTTGTTGAGATTTTCCTGTTCGCGGGCAACACTCGACAATGTTGATTTCAGTCGGGTGTACTCAGCAATCAGCTCATTGATGAAATGACTGTCACCGAAGTTTTTGTTGTTCACCAACAGGAGCTTGTCAATGAACCTCTGAACGTCCTGCAAAGCCGCGTTGGTCTTTGTCGTGTCAACGCTAAGACCATACCCCTTGCTGCTTGCCGCATCCAGACGAGCCAATAGCTTCTGCATTTCTTCCAATGCCGTATTGTACCTGCGCTGGTTGGTCTCAATCGTCTTCTGCTTCTGAATCTGAGAATCAAGGTACTTTATATAGTTTCCTGCATCGCGCAGCAAGTCCTTATAGGCATTGTCGGCATTCCACCCTTTGCCGTGCATCACTTCCTCGTCACGACGAATCTGCTCCAACTTGCGCTGATATGCGTCAAGCATGTAGATGTAGCGGTTATCTATGCCAACTCCAGCACTCTTTGCATTTCCAAGTTTGTCGCCAAGGATAAGGTGGGTTTCGCGAATACGACGCATGGCATCCTCTATACGCTGTACGTTGCGCTCATAGTTGTTGGCAATGGTAGAAATGCCGCCGTTCTTGCCAACTTCCAGTGTTCCCATCGTAGAGCGAACATTCCTAATCACTTCACCAAGGCCAACCATGAAGTTGCGCATACCTTCGTCCTGACCTATCGTGATATGGAATTTCTTGAAGGCTGCATCAAGAGCATCTACAGCTTCAGCACACTTCTGGATGCGTCCAGAGAAAGCCGTGAAGTTGTCATGCTGTATCGCAGTCTTGACCAAAGCAAGCTCTTCCGCAAGCTTGCCAAGAGAACTTCTGACTGCTTCCTGGGCTTCCTTCTGCAAGCCTTCGGCAGCTGCTTTGAGTCCCATTGACACCTCGTTACCGAGATTGTTCACTTGCTGGTGTTGTAAAGCAGACAAGAGTTGACGCAATTCCTCAAGACCGCTTACTTTTACATTGATAGTCTGGTCTTTCAGCTTGTCAAACTCTTTCTGTATCTTTTCTAACTGCTTTGTCGCTTCGTCCTGAATAGCGACGGCAAATTTTAGTGGATCCATAGCGTATTCTTATTTAGTGTTTGTCTGTGTCTGTATTAGTGCTTTGCAACTGTGTCCCGCCCTGCCACAGTGTCTCACGTATCTCCGTGAGGTTCAACCGCAACCTGTTCGCCAGTTGACAAGAATTTTTTGAGGTCGAAACCTCTTGCTTCCCGCTCTGCCTTGCGCTTCTTCCATTTCTCTACGGCTTTATTCAACTTCTGTGCATCTGGCTTGTAGCCTTTGTCGCCTGGCTTCAAACCGCCTGAGTGCGACTTGTCATGCTTCTCATAGCAGATAAGGGGAGCATCAATGTCTATCAGTTCTATTTGTGCCGCTGTATGACCCCAATAGTATTCATACATCGGAATACGGTAAAGACCGAAGAAAAGGTAACGTGGCATTACGAGCCACTGCCTTTGCTTTCGGTCTGAGAACGCGCTTCCGTATTTTGTTCTCGAAGGATAACTTCTGCTTCCTCTGTCCTCATCCTCATCAACGTATCCCTTGCCCCGGTCAAGGACATGGTAATGAAGTAGAATTGGTGTAGCGGAAGTTTTTTTTTACCTGTTTCAAGTATTGGCAAGAGTTGGATGTTGTCGTACTGCTTAATGTAGTAGAACCAACGCCAAAGCAGCCAATACCAGAATTTCAACTTCCAATATCCGTCAAGAATGATGATGGCAGCAGCCTTGCAAGCCAACTTACAATCTGCCAGTATTGCATCATAAACATCTTCTTGCCGTTCAGTCTGTTCAGTTTGTTGCGTTTGTAACGCAACCTTCCCAGAGCCAATGTTCTCGTCGCTTTTCCTACGAGTCCTAATCAGCAGCGTAGTCAACTTCTCCAACTGACCGTTCTTCAGCCAGCGTATCTTGTATTTCTTCTTTGTCCGAGGCACCTCTACCTCATCCGCTTCGTTTCTGACAAGCGACAGGTAAAGTTGCTGCATGTCTATTGACGGTTGTGCAATCTTTGGTTCTTCGTCTTTCATGTTCTTCTGTGCTTTTTAGTCATTCAATCTTGCTTCAATGCATTCTGCAACCAACTCTGCGCACTTCTTCCAGTCCGTAGTCCACTCGTCTGAATCGTTCACGCATACAATCTGATTGCCTTCGTTGAGGAAAGCCTCACGAATCTCATCCAGTGTGTTACCCATGTTCAGATACCTGCGACGTGGCTGGTAGTCAACATACTTGCCGGATAGATGCTGATAGAAGCTGTAGATGTACTGGTTAATTTCGTGCTCGGAACGGCTCGGATGGATTGATGCCAGTATTTCATCCTTATGCTTGCCAAACAATGTCTTGCATGTACTGCGAAGAAGGGAACTTGTGATGTGACCGCCATAAAGGAAACTGTCATCGAATGACTGTCCGAAGTCGGATGCGACCATATTCAACCCCTTCATTACTGCACCCATGAAGATGTTCAAGATGTAAGGATTCTTCTTGTACGGCATTACGTCGTGGTGTTGACAAGGAACACCGTTGCGGAAGAAGTCTTCCGGAGCCATGGGAGCAATGGGGTAGATGTCATCGTTTCCGTAAATGAACTGCTCTGCAAGCTTTGGGATGCGATGCAGAAACATTTCGATGGAGCTGCTGTTGAAGCATGGCAGGTATTCTTCAGGAATAAAATCCTTGTGGAACACAAGCCGCACCTTTGAATCCTTGTCCTTCGTGTACTCCTTCATCCAAGGCTGCACCTGCTCTTCATCTGCAAGAAGAATGTGTATGCAACGAACCCAAGGAAGGAACTTGAGGATGCAACGCACAAGATGTTGCTCTGTGCCAAAGCTTCTCCAACGCGGAGTGATATTGATACTCGATGCAGGCTCATTGAATCTCTCGCACCATTTGTCCTGCCATCCCTTTTCGGTGGGGAACACCATTGGTACTACATAGTCTATAGGTTTCATTCCTTCAATTATCAAAAAAAGTCAAATGTCAGTTATCAATTAAAAAGGGCAGTTGCAGCATTACAACCACAACTGCCCTCAGTCAAGAATGTCCCAAGGAAGGATTAGGTAGTTGCAAGTTCGCAAACACCAAACGCAGTCGGGTCGGAACCTACAGCGATGTTGCCGGTCAGAACCACACACAGGGGCTTGTTCGAGCCGTCGAAGATGGCTTGTGCCATGAACTTCGCCTTCTTGACGAAGAGCAGCTTGTCCTCAGTGTCGTTGAGAACGAGAAGACCGATGTAGATGGCCTTCTGAGCTGCGGCATAACCCTTGCCGTTGAACGTCTTTGCTTCAGAGCCGAGAGAGTTGGCGGGGAATGTCACCTTTGCGCTTGCGCCTGTCTCGCCAAAGCATGTTTCCATGATGTTGGTTTCGTGGCAGGGAATCTCAAGGGTAATCTGTCCGTCGCCGGGGGTGAAGGTGCTCACCCATGCACTGTTCAGACCCTGAATCTTGAACGTCTCGATGCTTGGTGCGCCAGTGTCGAAGTTGAAGCCAGAATCCTCGCTGACGGGGAACTCAAGCATGTCAGAAGCACTGGGGGCAGCAATTGCAACACCTGCATTTGTGCCAGAACTTGCCGTAGAGAAGGAGAGACCTCCCTTTACGACAAACACAGAGGATATACCTTCAAATACATCACCCTGCAAATCAATTTTCTTCTTCATTGTCTTTGCTATTTGTTGTTAATAATCTTTTTTGCCTGCAAGGTCATTTCTGACTTCTCGCATTGAATTTAGTGCCGAGTTTGAACGTGATTTGAGTGACATGGAAACCAAAGCCGTCATCGCCTTGAATCAGGATGCTTGGATTAGTTGCCTTGACGTGCTTTCCGTTGATTGGAAAGACATCGAGCACACGCTGAACAAGCTCGCTTTCTGAACCGATGTTAGGTGTGCCGTCTGTCTTTGCCTTCACGAAGACTGAGAATGTGCCGTAGCCGTTAGCCTTGAAGTCTATGCTGCCCTTGATAGTCCCGCGTATTTCGGTGGGAATGTCAACGACAATGAAATTATCCAACTCCTTTTCAACGGACTTGGGACGGTCAAGGAAAGTCTTCTTTCCTATACCCTTTATCGCGTCCGTAAGGTCGCCGTAAATCAGATAGACAAGAGGTTTCTTGCTTTGTGCCATAATTCTTTTATCTCCTTTGTAACATCAAGAAATTTGTTCCTACACTGCCTGCATGGGCGTAAGCTTGCATGATACCTGTCGTACCCCGCTTCATTTCTATCCAGCTGGCGTATTCAACTGGATAAACTACCACGATGTCAAACAGGTTCTTTCCTTTCGGTGTGTATTCCTGGAAGAAGTGTCGGGCATCATCTACACCCCAACCGCCATTAGTTTGAACCGTTGGCAGATAATGGCTCTTCTCACCATCATAGTCGGGATTGAAACGATAACTCTTACGCTTCCTGAAACGCATCTTAACCTGAATGGCTTTCGGTACGTACTGCGCTGCATAGTAAGCATCTATTGGTTCTCTATTCCTGTATAGGCAGACAACAATCGAATTGATTAGGTTGCCGGTGAAGTTGTGCGCTCCTGGGGCTGACTTTCTCGCTTTGATTGCTTCTTGGCACAGATTGCTACAGAACTTGCGACAACGGTTTTCAACCTCGTCGAATATCTTGTTTCTGTAGTCCGCAATGGCTTCGCGGACAATCTGTGCGTTAGTTCCTGACATACCTCCAGAGAATGTGAGTACCTAAATTGCTCGGACGTTTGTCTATGACCAATCCGTATTCCGTATAACCAAAACGCTGTAACTCAATCCTGTCACCCTCAAGCGGGATTGTGTCTTCCGTCCACTCGTCCTGTTTAATTGGCAATGCGAGAGTACGATATGATGAAATCACCTCTCCATTGTCCGACACAGTATCACGGTTGTCACTCCTGCATTCCCCTTCATAGATGACTGTTGGCTCTGATGGAGAATTGATTGGAGAGCTTTCACCTTCACCTTGCGATTCTTCACCTTCACCATCCTGCACATCTTCCAGCGGCTCTTCATCCTGCATCGGGTCGTAAACCTTCTGCTGGTCTTCCATTGCCTCTGTTGCGGCATACCTGAGTATGCGGCAATGATGGGGAAAACGAGGGTTCTTTACTTTTGCCATAGCATTATTGGTATCTTCGTATTTTACGGAAGCCGCTGCCCTTAAAGCCCCATTGGTCGCTACCAATTAGCGGCATACCATATTTCTTGTAGATGGCATTGGCCAAGCGCAGGTAATGCTTGATAGTAGCTGCCGACATCTGTTCACCACCTTCGGAATGTGACCAGTCGCCATCCTCGTCAGATACCTTGGATGACTGGCTGGGACTTGTGCATATCCACGCATACAAACCTGCCAAGGCAAGGTCTTTCTGCATGGTGCTTAAATGCGCATAGTCCGCGCCGCTGTCTATCTCCAGTTCGGCGAGAATGCTCTGAATGGCATCGTCCGTAACTTCGATATTACGGACTTTGCCCTTCAGATAGCTCTCTATTGTGTAATTACATGCAATCGGCATAGTTCATTTCACTTTTAGCTGTTGTGCATCGTGCTTCTCCACGATGTTACTCACTCCAAACAGTGGCAATACCGTAGTCGTGAACATTGTTGAATACGGGGCCTGCGTACAGTTCGCAATCCACAATGTTCGTCATTGGACGATCCTGCCATGTGTTCTGAACAGCGATGCGACCTTCAACGAAGTAAGTGCGCACACTGTCGTTGTGAGCACCAAGCTTGTCGCGGTCAACAAGGATGCTGTTCATGCACTTCATTTCGAATGGGCGATAAGCACGGCTGCAAGCAACCATGTTATGCTCGTCGAAGGCGGGTGCATCGGCAACGGGCTTGCCGTCTTCCTCGTGGCGGGACTTGAAATCGATGACTTGGAAAGGCCAAATCTTCATTTCGTTGTGCATCCAGTTCAGAACGTCAGTGCGATCTACCTTTACCTGAGAAGGATTGAAGTAGTTCTTGCTGGCCTTGTAAGCTGTCAGCACACTCGGATGAAGCAGAACCTTGTCGAGAAGAGCCTTCGACAGCTTCCAGTGGTCAACACCAAGACTGCGTGTGTCGGTGTAGTACTTCTGGAAGGTAAGGATGTCTTCAATGACATCGGCACTTGCATTGGCTGTTCCGTCGGTATTGAACCATTCCTTTCCGTTGTCGGGAGAAACAAAGTTCTCGTTCGGAATCTGGAACTTGAAGTCGTAGCGGTAGCCGTCAACGGCTACGTCGTGAATCTCTCCGGTGGACATGGCCTGCATGACCATGTAGGTAAGTTCGTTGTGAACACCACCGAGCATGTTGTTCGAGTTCTGGATGAAGCAGTCCACAAGCGTTTCGCCGAAGGTTACGTCATTCAGCTTCGATACACGACGCAGTTCAATCATATCGTCCTGCGTCACGTTGAAACCGTGACCTACCTGGGGCAGAGTGCCGCCGTAGAACTCCCAGCCCTGAGTGCTGCGCTGTGGCTTCTCGGAATGAGTACCGAGAACGCTGGCACGTACCAGAATGGGGGTCTTCTTGATGCCCTGCTTCCACTCTCTCTCGTTGGTCGGCTTTCCCCACGAAGCAAACTGACGCCACAAAGCACCATTGTACTTTGCGTTCACGTTGTCGAGGATCAGACCGAAGTTCTCAGCATCGACATACTGGTGAAGACCAGCGATGCTGTAAAGATTTTTGTCTCTCATAATCTAATTCTCCTTTCTGTTTACTTACGGTTAGAGAAACGGAAATAGCACTCGTTGTCGCGAAGTGCCTTCTTCAGACTTGCAGTCAGAGGCGGCATCCTGCGCTCCAGTACGGGCTTCTCCATGCAGTTCCACACATAGTCGATGTCAATAGCCTTGGCATCGCTGTCGAGTACGTTGTCACAGTAGGTGAGACCATTGGGAATGACCTTCACCTTCTTGACCTCAGAGGATTTTGCTTCTGCCAGAACGTCGCCCTCGGCAATGAAGGCTTGGCTGTTGGCTACAACCTCATCCATTGTCAGGATGTCATAGCCGTCTGCACTGGCATCAACAGCGGTCACAGTGGCGATGTTGGCGACTGCCTGAGTCAAGTCATCGCCTACCACAAGGAGTTTCATGCCGACCTTGGCAATGCTGCCGGTCTCGAACTTCTCTACCTTGACTTCCTTCTTTACGGTGTCAACAGACAACACCTTGAAGGTGTAGAGAGGAACGATGGTACGTGCCTGCTCGTCTGCAAAGACAAGTGTACCAGCTGCCATAGCAGCACCGTTAAGGGGCATAAGTGTCGTGTCGCACTTGAAACCGCCAACGGCAATCGTGGGCTTGCCTTCGTAACACTTGCGGACACCACCGAAGCTCTTACTGAACTCCACATAATTGTTGATTGTTCCTGTTCTCATGTTACATTACATTTTTGTTAAACATTTTTTTCTTTGAGTAGTCTGAGCACATTGTGCCTTGCGTTTTGCCGCAAGGTTAACAGAATGTCTTCTCTTGCTCTGCGGCATACTTCGCGCCATCTTCCGCTTCTTTTTGCAGCTGAGTGATACGGTCTTTAACAAAACTGTTGTCACCGCTGCCACCACCTGTACTGCTACCACCGAAGGGCTTGCCGCCGTCTGCGTAGTAACGCTTGTAGCGTTTCTCGTAGGCATCAATGGCTGCTTGTTTCATGCCATCGAAAGTGGGGTTGTCCCCATAGTCGATGTCATCCAGCGCGTCATCAATGCAGGCTTCATTGTTCGCCTTCAGATTCACAAGGTGCTGTTTCAGATCGGCTTTCAAGCGGTTCAACGAAGCGGTCTTCTCTCGCTCCGTCTGGTTCTTGACAAAATCGGTAATCGTAGAAAGTGACTTGCCCAACTCGCTGTCTGCGCCGGTCAATGCCTGCACTGCTTTCGCTACTGCATCGTTGACCTTCTTGTCGAGGTCTTCACCACCTGCGCCGCTACCACCACTACCGCCATTCTCTGGATGAGCCTTCTTGTAGTCCTCAATTGCCTTTTCGGTTGCTACACGAATACGTTCCTCTACATCTTTCTCATGCTGGGTTGCGTACTCACTTGCGTAGCTCGTCTTGAACTTCTCCGCAAATTCCTTCTCGTCGTGCCGTTTCTGACCTGCGTACTCTTTGAGAACACGCACTGGAACTGCCCACAACTCGTCGGTAATCTTGGAATCGTCAGCAAACTGAGGAAGGAACACGTCAGCTATTCCTTCGAATGTTTTGTCACTGATGGACTTGCAGTTGTCTTCTCCAACCTTAGTCCTGAGATTTTGAATGAGAATGTCTTTCTCCATAGTAATAAATATTTGTTTATGTCGTGGCTTTTGTCGCCACATTTGTAAATATTTTTCCGCAAAATTATATATCGATAAGCTTTTTGGAGAACTTTTATTTTGGAAATGTTTTGTTTTCCAAGCAAAAAAAATGATTTACTGCCATTTGTAAGTATCTTTGCGACAAAAAAATAATTCTTTATGGCTACAAATAGCGATGTGACATCACTGAGAACCGTTGACGGAAAACGTATATTCACACAGGAACATGTGAACAAACTCAGACAAACGGAAGAAAACAAGAAGGACTCCAAGTACTTCATCGCACAGAAGGGTGCGCAGGAATTTGGACTGAGCAGTGTCGTTGACATCATCGTGTTCGGTGGTAACAGAGGAGGCGGTAAGGCTAATCCATACAGCACACCTGTTGCCACTCCTTCGGGATTCAGAAGAATGGGAGAACTCGAAGTTGGAGACCTTATATGCACCCCATACAACGGAGTACAGAAGGTGTCGGAAATCTTTGAACAGGGAGAAAACACCGTCTATGTATTCCACTTTGATGATGGAACTACCGTCACATGTATGGATAATCATAGATTCTGGGCAAGGACAAGCCAGACTGATGACTTCCACGAAATGACCGCTCGGCAGATTATGGATATTTACAAGATTGATGCACCATACCCGCTTTCTCTCAGAAAGGGAAATACAAACTTCGTCGAGCTGCCAATTTGCGGAGAGGTCGAAATGAACGAGAAGGTTACAGCACTCGAATTGCCAGTGCATCCTTTCCTGCTTGGATATATAAGCTGCACCGGCTTCTGGAACTTTGCATTGTCGGGCGTGAAAATCACCGATGACTCTTTCATCGCTCGGAAATTCCTCTCGCTTGGACTGAAAATAAGAAAGAACAAAAGAAACGGATTCTACTACCTGCGTGGACTTTCCGACGAGAACAGGCGTAGGATTACTTGCAGCAGACAACAGCAGCCTGCAAGAATACCTGCGGAATACAAGACGGCTTCCATCAAGGCGCGTTGGGAATACCTGCGTGGCATCATGTATCAGAAAGGTCGCTCTATGCACAAACACCCATATCTCGCTCTTCCCAACAAAGAACTTATCGAAGACGTGGCTGAACTTGCTCGTTCTCTCGGTATATGGGCAAGGGTTTCACAGATTGATGATGACCCCGAAAGGATTGGTCTCTGGAAAGTGTCTTTTGTTGCACCGAATGACGGTGAACTTTTTGAACGGAATAATTTCAGAGTGAGAGCACATGTTAATGCTGAAAAACCGAACAGATTGCCAGTTAAGCCAAACAAGCCAATCCTCACAAAGAAGCTTCAGTACATCACCAAGAGCCACCACAAGCAGAATTGCCGTTGCATCACGGTCACTGGAAGAGACCACCTGTATATGACGGACGCATATACCGTCAACCATAATACGGTGACGATGCTCATGGAGCCTATCTACGACATCAAGAACAAGCATTTCAACGGCATCATATTCCGCAAGAACAAGGATGACTTTGAGAATATCATCAACGAAAGCAAACGATGGTTCTCACACCTTGGCCGCTACAACAAGTCAAAAGACGATATGACTTGGAACTTCAAGACTGGTGCAAAACTTGGTCTTACCATCTACGATATGCCAATGTCAGACTTCGACACGAAGTTTCGCGGACAGCAGTTCGCGTACATCGGTATCGACGAGCTGCCGCAGATGCCTTTTGAAATGTTCAAGTTCCTGATGACTTCCAACCGTAATACTGTCGGTGTTCACTCGCGCATACTTGGCACTTGCAACCCTGACCCGCTTTCGTGGCTAAGAAAGTTTGTGGATTGGTGGATTGGGAAAGAGGACACGGTGTATTCGGATGGAAAGATGCACCCGGAAAGAAAGGGCTTTGCCATTCCTGAACGTGACGGTGTGGTGCGTTACTGCTACATGCCAGACGATTCGGTTGACAATATCATCTGGGGTGATACGCCTGAAGAGGTGTACGAACAATGCAAGGACTTGATTGACGATGCGTGGGATCCTGAATGGGAACAATACGGCTACACGAAGACTTCTTTCTTCGTGAAGTCCGTAACTTTCATCAAGGCAAGCCTCAAAGACAACAAGGCTCTGCTCAAAAACGACCCCGGCTACATCGCATCACTGCTTAACCAACCGCCCGAAATACGCGCAAGGGAGTTTGACGGAAATTGGGACATCATCAAGACTGGCGATGACTTGATTCAGGCTTATCACCTTGACAAAGTTTTTCAAAACGCACAGATGATTGATGATGAAGTGCGTCGCGCAACGTGTGACGTGGCTGGTACAGGTGGCGACAACTGCGTAACGTGGTTCTGGATTGGTTGGCACATTGCCGATGTCTTTGTATGCCGTAGAGACCCATTTACAACGGCAACACTCTTGAAGGCAAAACTGCAAGAATGGGGTGTGCTCGAACAAAACTTTGCCTATGACCTCAATGGCATGGGACAGGTGCTTAAAGGTGCTTTCCCGAAAGCTGTACCATTCAACAACCAGGAAGCGGTTGCACTCAAGGACAAACATCTTTACGACAACAAGAAATCGCAATGCGCATACATGTTCGCTGAACGCACTCAGCAGGCGGGCTGGAGCATCGAAAGCACATTGCTCTCTCGCAAATACAAAGTCGGTAAAGAAGTGAGAACGCTCTATGACATTCTACAGACTGAAAGAAAATGCGTCAAGCAGGACATGTCGAAGGAAGAAAAGGGCTGGTGTCTTATCCACAAGGAACAGATGAAACACAAGTCGGTTGTAGGACATTCACCTGACTTCTTCGAGGCTCTGTTTATGAGAGAGATTTTCGTCATTAGGCATACTCAAGCTGTCATCCCGACATGGCTTAACAAAGACAAGAGAATAAGAAGCGTAAGAAGATTATCAACACACAAATTCAATAAACAATGACAGACAACAACATTCAAACACAATTTCAGTTAAGGGAGCTTCTGACCAAGAAGCCCTTTACAAGAATCTTGCCGGACGGACACTACGATCACGGATATGTCTGGAACGAAGTGTCTGAGGTTGCGCCAAAACAAGACTACCTCAAACGGAAGATTGTCACACAGGAGGACTTCATGCGTGAACTTGACCCCGCAGGACACCTGATTAACGACAAAGAGCTGTTCCCCGACATCTTGCAGAAAAATGAAGAGGATGGACTCTATTATGTGCAGGAAATACCGCGATACGCTTTCTCGTATCAGCAAATCATCCTCGTCAAACAACTCACCCACCTTTGCGGCAATGACATCCAGTTCGAAATCTCGGACAAGAATGTAACCGAAAAAACTCAGGAAACATTCAACATGTTCCGTAATGGATGGGCGAACAAGAACATGGAAGTTGCTTGGTACAAGCTGGCAAAGTCAGTCAAGGCAACTGGTGACGGTGCTTTCGTCGGATTCCTCGACAAAGGACAGTTCGGATGGAAAGTGCTTTCATTCCTCGACGGCGACAAACTGTTCCCGCACTACGACCTGAGAACAGGCAGGATGAACGTGCTTGCAAGAACCTACTGCAACTACGCTGAAGACGGAAAATGTACAAAGCGGTACATCGACGTTTGGGACGATACATACTACTACCGTTTCGTTGCTGATGGCGACCCGACATCAATGCTTGAGAGAGCGAAGCAGTTTATCTTCAAGCTTTTTTCGGCAAACGGCTACAAGTTGGAGTATGCAGAACCGCATGGATTCGATACAATCCCTGTCGCCTACATGCGCGATGATAATGGCCCCTGTTGGACGTTCTCGCAAGAGACTATCGAAAACTATGAGATTGCTTTCTCCAACCTCGCGCACAGCAACCACGACTTCGGCTTGCCTATCATGTACGTCAAGGGCGAAGGTAGCGAAGAGGTCACTACAAACGATATGTCCTACGCATCGAAGATTATGATTCTTCCGTCGGACGGTGAAATCGGATTCCTCAACCGACAAGACGCAAGCAACGCCTACAAGTCGGAGCTTGACAAACTGGAGGACAACATCTACAAGCAGTCATTCGCTGTCAAGACACCAGAATTGAAGTCTGGTGACACACCAGGCGTTTCGCTGAAGATTATGTACTCTGATGCCTATGAAAAGGCAATGACCGATTCGCACGAATACGACGGCACGGTTGACAAGATGATTAACATTTACATGTGGGGCTATGGTATCGAGTGCGAACAACGCCTTGCGTTTATCAACACGAACATTCGCCACTACATTGAGCCGTACATCCACCTCAACATGACCGAGCTGACAACAAACCTCAATACGGCTGTCGTTGGTGGATTCCTCTCTAAGCAGACCGCATCCGAAAAACTGCCTTACGGTACTCCGCAGGAATGGGAACGCATACAAGCTGAGAAGAAGGAGGCACAGGCGCAAGAATTGCTCCTTGCTGAACAGAAACTCGAAATTCAGTCTGAAATCACTATCGAACAGGCTGCTGCTCTCGCTGAAATAGATGCGGACTATACGCAAGAAACAACCACTACCACAGACACAGACGAGCAAGGCAATAAGACTACGACATCTGGCAAGGCTCGGAGGCGCACGAAGGGTAGTGTGGCAACTGGTCGTGGTCGCCGCAACCGTAGTGGGAAGATGTGGGACAGCAACAGAAACGAAATTGACCCCACAACCGGCAAAGCTAAATCCAAATGGGATAAATGGGACGAGACACACTAAGCCGATGCGCTCAAAGCATTAGCAGATGTGCTCAAAGCATTTCCTTTGAGAAACAAAGAAAATCATGCCAAACGTCAGAATAACCCTTAATACATCCCTTTACAAGTCCCCGACGCAGGAAGACCTTGATGCAGCGAAGAAGTACATCCTGCGCCGCAATGAATATGCTACCCTGCTTGGAAACAGTGTGGACGAATGTCTCTTGAACACTGCACAGCAAATCGTCACCATCTGCTACAAATACGACGTTGATCCGAAGAAATTCTTCATCGGCAGCGACTACAACGAAAAGATGATGGACGAAATTTCGCAGGTAATGGATGAGGCTGAAGAAGAAATCCTCAGCTTCATCTATGACTATTCAACCGAATCCGTTCAAGAAACCGCCACCGTGCTCAACGGCTCTCCGTCGAGAAAGAAAGAACTTCTCGCTGCTTGGATTGCCACTCTCGGAAGAAAGAACCGAAACCTTCAGGACACGCTCGACGGCTACCTATTCAAGACAATGAAGGACGTGGAAGCCGCAGTCGCAGCACTCAGAAACGCAGGAATCGCTCTGGCTGATGCTGTCACAAAGGTCAAGTCGAACCTACACAACATCTACACTATGCCGGAAGTCGCTGCCGCCTTCAAAGAATCGGATGACTTCAACGCCACATACATTCGCAGTCGTGGTGTTGAGCAGGGTGCAGTCGGACTTTCCAACAGTGGTGCTACCAATGTCGTGAACATGGCAAAGATAACTCTTCAAATGGCTTGGATGCGTGAACAGGGAATAGAGTTTGACGAAAGTGGAGCTGCTGGCTACTATCAACTGCGTGGAAGTTCATACCCTTGCGACATCTGCGATGCAGAGGTAGGATTTCACAAAGGACTTGAAGAGCTATACACCAAACCATACCCACACCCACATTGCTGCTGCTACCGAATACCAATCTTCCCGATCAAGACAGAGGATGAAAACAACCAGACAGAAAATGACAGGTGGGAAGAATACCAAATGTTGAGCAATGATGAAAATTACCATGATGTTGAATATGATTCCGAAACTGGAGGCTTGAAAGCAACTCATCAATCACACAAAGTCCATATCAACGACAATAAACGGTACTTTGATGAACGGCTAAATGGTGACGAGCTTGAGAAGGAATTTCAAGACAAGGCTTTCAAACTCGGTCATAGCGTTATATTCAGGGCAGAAGCCAACAATAAAGTTGATTTGGATATGATGCTTGATGGTGTGAAGATGGATTTGGTGTCTGTTACAGAGAACTCAAAAGCATTTAACAACCAGATTGGACGAAAAAACAAACAACTTAAAGACTATAACGACTTGTATGGAGAAAACAACAATGCGTTATGTATGTATTTCCACAATCCGTCATTCTACTCATACGATAAAGTTGAAAACGGTATGAATATCTTAAAGAGATATGGGGCTGACGTAATAATTAAGGACATCTTCGTTTTACTTAATGACGGGACTGATATATTCAAACTGAGTTTCCAATAAAAAAACGAGAGGCCGCTTGGGTCTCTCGTGTCGTAAGGCATCGAATTGTTGCCAACCCCATACCATTCACGACGCAAAATTACACTTTTTATCCGAACCAACAAAACAAATTCAAAAAAATATGGAACTATCCAAGCAAAAACAGACAGAAGCGAAGAAATTGAACGTCACGACGCAGTATCTCGTCATGGCTGACCTCATGGCAGTAGGATATTCGGAAACTGACGCATACGCCATTGCTTTCCCTGAAAACATCGCATTGGCTGCACAGCAGAGCAATAGCATCAGAAACAACATCCTTGAAAGCGCAAAGTTCAAGAAACTGCTCGAAGACAGACGTTCCCGCGTGAAGGATGGCATTGCTGCACCTGTCAAACTCGACGAAATAGAACTTGTCGATACAGAGGAAGTGCTGAAGGAGATTCTTCGCTCTGCAAAACAGCAACCAGTCGGCTCCAAGGAACGTGCTGACCTCTATGCAAAGTACAACGACATAAAGAAAGAAAGCGAACAGGAAAGCACCGACGGAACAGACAACATTAACTTCGTCTTCCCGCTCAAATGCAACCAATGTCCGCTTCTATATGCCTACAATGACTTCCTGAAAAGAAACAATCTCACTGAATTGAAACCTGTAGAAATGGAAAGGGTAATCCGAACCGCTCACAAAATAATTCAAGCAGCGATGGATGCAGAATGAAGGTGCCTGAAAAGACACCTTCATTTTTTATTCCCAAAGCTCCTTATGAACATCAAGCCATTCTTCAGCATTGTTTGCATACCAGCTTCCATGATGCAGATGCAGAATGTAGTCACTGATGCGTAGATGATTTACAGGAAGATTCTGTTGCTCACATGCCTCATAGAACCAACACCCTGTGTCGTATGCCATATCTGGCATCCTATGGCTCAAGCAAACATCTTCTCGCCGTTGAAGTACCTGATGCCATTTTCACGGCACATCTTTGAGTTGATGTAGCAGATATAGGGAAGGACACGCGGAAGGTTGACACTGAACTTGCTCCTGCATATATCCA